GAATAGTCTATTCGGCATTATCTTCATTCCCACCTTTGTTCTGATTGAATGGTAACACATTTAGTTGCTTCACTTTTGGAACCAAAATGTTTTTAAATGTGTTATAATTTGAAATAGGACCGCCATGCTCTCCACGGAGAAATGGTTCATATTTCACACATTTTATTTCAATATTTTCCCAAATAGGGTTTCCTTTCAAGTCATTGTTGAAGTGATCAAAGAAATTCACCAACTGGTTCATGATAATAAAACTTTCCAACGATATTTTACCATGAAATAACATTTGTAAAATGATAGGTTGTTTTCCATAAGGAACAGCGAAAAGAGAATTAAAATGCATTTTCCTCTCAACCAACGTCATCATCAAAATCCCTGTGTCAGCATCAAACACTTTTTCAAGATTGTCTAGTTTCATTTTCCAAAATTGAAAATATTTCCTTCGTTGCATATTATTATGAATTTCACCAATCCAAGTTGTTTCATCAGTTATAAGATTGGAAAGAAAATATTCACTTAAAGCTTCCAACGTCATATTTTTAGAAAGTCTGACAAAAAACATTCGATCATTTCTTTTACGGAATGCTTCCATAGTTACATTTGTCTTTCCGTTGTATTTAAAATAATCATAATTTTTTCGGGTGAAGTGTGCTTTCAGCGCAACATAAATTTTGTACGCTTCAAACCCACCCTCAAATACTGTCTCATCAGTCATATCAGCAATTTCCTCATATCGGCAACTTTCCTCTCTGCGGTAAGAAATGCAAATCAATTGCTTCACTCTCAATTTTGTCTTTCAATTGCTGATCGATTAATTTTCCAATAGCGTCTGGTTCAACTCCATTCTTTTCACAAAAATCTATAACCGCTTCAATATACGAAAAGTTGTTGTCCTTGACACTGGATTCAATTTCCAATGTAAATTTTTTGGAACTACGAAAAACTACCGCCATTGTTTTGGCTCCCATCTATAGAAACGATGGTTTCCTGTCTGTTTCACAAAATGCATATTTTTATCCTTTACCCATTTGGGCTTTATTCTTTTGTTGTGATAATGTGTTGACCCTTCCGTTACATCAAATATATTATGATCTTCTAGAAGGTATAACATCATCGCAATCTTATAAGAATCGTTCCAATCTATTCTAGTTTTAGGTTTGTCTGATTTCCCATCACAAAACCATGAAAATTGACACGCACGACTACCCAAGCGCGCTGGAGCTTTTGATTTTATATTACCCTGTTTTACCACTTGACAGATCAGGCTGGGAAAATATGAATGATACTTTCGATTCAATGTAACCAACCCCACAGCAAGTCTTCCGATGCCGGAAGTTTCTCCACGAGACTCGTGATAGATATTCAGTGCTAAGCATCGAACTTCTTTTTCAACAACCTGTGATTTAATACTTATTCCACGCATTTCATTTATACTACTTGCACTGGATAAACCAAATATCAACATTACCATAATGAACAAGTATAATAAAATTTTCTTTATTCTAAACGTCCGACTCATATAGTTGTCCCTCGGCTGCTCTTCGGCGAACCAATCCTTTCATTTTTCTACCACCAGCCATACACCATCGACTTAGCTGATATGGTACATCATCATGTTCTTCTGCGTTCACTCTTTTCCTGAGAGTACTCGCTTGTAATGAACCTAGTCCAAGATTGAAAGCAAAGGAAACCAACGCACCGAACTGACCATCGGTCAGCGGTACGTTGATTAACTTTACTACCCCCTGCTCCGCGTTCATCATGTCCTTATGCAACACCAATGAAGATTTAAGACTATTCCACCTCATATTCGGTTGAGGTAAACTCCTGTCCGTACAAATTAAATGTCCATAACCAATAGTCCAGAATCCTGCAACATCCCGATAAGGGATAGTGTCATCGCCATCCTTTTTATGTAAACCTTCAAAGTGTGAAATTAAATCCACTGTATTCTTGCAAGCACGGCGCATTATTTCAGACCAATCTTCTTACGAGTTCTATAACCAAACCAAAAACCAAGAGTCATTTCCAACAAAATCATATCTGCCGGTGTCCAAATGTCCATGACGTTTTTGGTTGTTGCAAATGTTGCCCATTTTGTTGCAATATACAATCCAACAAATGCATATGTTACGCCTGGGCGTACAAACCCGATGCAGAAGTCAAGGAACGCAAACATATATGCAAGAGGTAACTGAAACGCTGTTGCCCATTTCAGGTCTGCAAGTTTATCCAACACTTGTACCCCAAAACTGATTTGAGGTTTATGTGCTGCTGCGAAATCTGCTGAACCAGCTTTTTCAATTGTCTCCTCCATGCGATATGCAGCTTCTTCCTTTGCAAGTTTACCCTGCATCTCCATCAACGCAAGTTCATGACTGTGTTCCTGTTTCTTTTTGAAGTATCCAAGAACATCACCAATGAATGGTGCTGCGAATCCTGCGAGTCCACTGATTGCTTGAATTCCTAACCCTATCGCTGCAAACATAAAATTCTCCCTTGAAGTAAATCATAACAAAGAAAAATCTCAAATTATTGTGTCATGTTGAGTGCATATACATCATATACACCTTAGTACCAATATATTAATGGTCCCGTTCTGTTCCAAGGTGGGACCAGACCCGACAGGCTATCTATGCAGCCTGTGCAAAACTACCAACAAAGTTGTCAGTTGGCTTTTTAGGGACGTTTAACGTGCCTTCCCCATCACGGGCATCCTTGTTCTTGCGTCTATCACCCCTGTCGAATCCTTTCAGGCCCATGCTCCAGATATAATGAAGTATGATTGCTGGTGGACCTGCCGGCATCGAAGCCGGGTCCAGAGCGTCCTTCCCCAAAAACTCAAACGGTTGCCAGTTCTTATAATAATCCTTATCTCATTTCCATTGAAGTTTCGTCTAACTGTGATCCGGGTGTAGTCTCGTGAACCTTGTTCAATACGTCATTGAATCCACCTCGACCTCGCCGTGGTGCTCGAATCATTCCTCGACAAGTTACAAACGGAGCATCTAATTCCCGTTTAATAAATTTACCAGAACACCCATTTTCACAATTTTCGTCAAATGGTTTGTCTCTTTCAGATATCAATCGAAGTGCGGTAGATACAAGTCCACACTTCTTACACGCATATGTATATGTTGGCATTTATTTTACCTTTTCAGAAATGGAACCAGCGTAATGGTAATATGGAACGTCTTCTTTTGACAAAAATTGTGAAAATGGGTGTTCTGGTAAATTTATTAAATATACTGCTTTACGCTCCTTAATATACTTGAGTTCTTTCTTTTCATTTTCTGATGTATCAACACCATCACCAGAATACCATGCTTTTTCTGTTGTAGCTCGGCCGTTCAATGTGACGCCGGTAAATTGATCAAAATTTTTATTAATCACAATTGTAATTTTATCTACATCACCTTCACATAGTTTCATATAAAAACCATCGTAAGGCCCACCTAACAATAATACATGATCTTGAAGGCTATCCGAAATTTCATGTGTGATTTCTTCAACAAGTTCTTCTTCTTTAAGAAGCTCCTCATCTTTTGGTTCTGGAATAAATTCAAGATAGCAATCATCTTCTAATTCATCTTGCGTAACTTCCCTATCATCTTCAAAATCGTCATCTGGAACATCATCAAAAGTAACTGGACACATTAGTATTCTTCCTCCGCCTCACCGTTTGCATACCACTGGGAATTAATTTCTTCCCAATCGTAAATGGATCGTATGGATCGAATTTTCTTATCCCGGAGACGCCGCTTAGTTTTGGACTGTTCTTTCCCCAAACGATTCTTTTCTCGATCTTCTGATTTTCTTTCTTTCTGTTTTTGAATTTTTTCTGCTCTCGCAATTTTTTCAACGGTACTAGTACCCATAAAATAAATCCTCTATCGTCTATGTTGTTTATGGTGATGTTTGTGACCATAATGTTTGTGACCATGGCGATGCCGTCTGTGTTTCGGCCGTCCATGCCAAGTATGTCTTCCATACCAACGGAAATTCTCTCTCAACTTACTAGGGCAGAGAATGTCCCGAACTTGTCTACCTACATATGCACCATTCTCATAAATGTATCTTGTCTGCAAACACCAGCCTGGAGCATATGGTTTTAGTTCAGTCTGAAACCGAAATTCCCGTTGAACGTGCCATGAACCAGTGGGATGGTGAGTGGGGTAATATTCCGGAGATATTGTGATTAAATGAGGTTTCATTATTTCATTCACAACCATCAACCCAAAAATACTAGCAATTACTATCCCTACAGTTTCATTATTTGCTTCTGCTTTGCGTGGTGACAATAAAGCCAATTGCAAAACAATCAGTAGTGAAATAAAACACCCTTTCCAATATTTAAACATTACTGTTCTCCCTTCATCATAGACGTAACCATATCCACTGAGTTAAATCCATGACCACCAATGTGCCAATCATATTTATTTTTCGGTGTGTGATAAACCTTCCAATCATAGATGGTAGCAAGAACGATCATATCGCCTGCTGCCCATGGACAGGAACATGGTCGCCGCCAGGATGGCCGGTGATGTATTTTCCCACCAAAATTATTCTCCTTGATGACAAATTTAAGAGTCCACTCGACTGTGGATTTATCCAAATCATCACGATAAGTAGGTTCTCCAAATTTTTCTACCAATTCGTCATATGTGGTTGTGATATATCCCATCAATGACGTTCCATTAGTATCAATGGTGTCATTGTTTAAAAAGGATACAGTTGGCTTCTGTTGAACATTCAACATTTTCTCAATTCCTCATTCTAAAATGTGAGACAAGTTATCTACTATTACTATTTATGATTGAAGAAAGTTCCACTCTCTCCAATAAGACCTTGGCGTAGAGTCCGCCAATCTCCGCTTCGCCCTTGATTAATACCACAAGCGTGACCTGCTGGGCGTCCACCATTACCAGCACCTATATATGCTCCCTTGAGTTCTTCAATTTCTTTCAAAATTTTGTCACCAACAAGAGAAGGCAATTCTATTAATTTACCAATCCAAATCAACTCCTCAACTTTATCGATTTGCTTGGTGCTATAGGTTTCTACACCCTTTGCATCCAAATAATCAATTGCCTTTGTAGCGGTTTTGAATTTCTTCACACCGATGTTGTTAAATAACTTAGGTTTCGCAATATAACCAGTACTCATTACATTATCTCCAATCTTTTTTAGCGCCGATTTCTTCATTCCAATCAAACCCTGTATGATATGCCTCAATTTCCTTAGCGGTCATATCTTTCTCTTCAACCAACTCACTAGAACCAGTATCACCAACATAGTAATGAGGTTTACCCGGCCGGTGATAATAACTATCTGCGGCACCTCGATCAAAAGGTCCACCATGTCGGGCGTCGAGGCCCTCCGTCAGCGCCCTCCTCAAGTGATGCGGTAACCAACTTCTTACCATTGGCCAAGAAAAAGGCCTTTTTCTTATTTTTTTGTTGGTCTTCATTTTATTTTCTTGCTCCTTTTTGTCGTTGTCATGCGGGCTTCGACTTTGCGCTTACGCGCAAGTTTGCGGGCGTTAGTTAACGCCCGGGCGCGCCTCACCCGCTGGGTCTCGATGCGCGTTGCAAATTCTTCACACTCTTTTTTGCCTTCTTCGTAAGTTCCCATTACCGTTGTAACTCCCCAATAATTGTCTCCCGGTCCACTACTTTAATATTCATAAACGCGTTTGACGTGATCGACGTTGCCATCCCGTTCACGACAGTCAATTTTGTGACAGACACAATTTCAACCATCGAATCAAACTGCAACTTCGCAGAAAAATCTGAGTTCTCAATATTGAAATACCTACCTTGACTTTTATCGTTATAAGAACAGACGTTGAACAGCGCCTCATCCTTTTTTGATCCTATAGAATAAACGGTCCATTCCAGAACATGATAATGATCATCTTCCAGTTTATTTACGGTTTGAAATACGATTTGAAAATCTTTGTTTTTACTCACTACAAATTCTCCTGTAATTACTAATCACACTTGTAAACTGTTAACTGCATCATCATATTTTGAAACAATGTATTTTATCGCATAAATTTCTCCTTCCAGTTCAGAAGAGAACCCTCTCATTTCTTCAATACAACTTTCAAAAAAGCGCGGCGTCGCCCCGTAGCGGTCGAGCTCGAACTTTTCAATATCTTGAAACATTTCACCCATTTCGGATATGATATTGTGAAACCTAGACACGGATGCACTCAGCTTTTGAACCTGATTACGAATCTGTCGGATTTTTTTTAATTCCATTTATTACTCCTGTTTCATCTGCGCCGGGGTTTGTAATGTACCCGTATATTTTGTATCCTTTCCACCAAGGAGTTGATTTTACTCCTTTGATATAAAGGTACGCTCTAATAGATGCCCAATATCTGTGTGTAAGATTTATTTTTCTCATTATTTCTCCATCATAACTTTAGCGTCTACTCTTAAAGAAACTGATTTTTTCTTCACGCCGTGAGCAGGCAATCCAACCACAACTTTCCGTGAAGAAATTTGACAAAGACCGCAATCCTTACAAGTCTTTTTATGCGTGACATTCGGGCAAATAACAACCTTGTTTCCATCAGGAGTCTCAAGGTTGGTCTTTTGATCAATCGGAAGAACCACAGCCACTGGACCAACATTTTCTTTGACCAGTTCATCAGCATGATCAAGATTGTCAGCAGAAAGGTTAATTGTGAAACCGTTGTCATTTGCAAATTTAATCAACTGTAAATTTTTCTTGGTTTTAGTTTTATGCGTGTAGGTGAAACCTTTTGAATCACCGTTAGCAGAAACCAAATCCTTCAAAAGTTTTTTGTTGATATCTTCACAGGTTTTTCCAGAAGGCAAATCACCAACTTCGTTGTGCCTCCAGACAACATCTTCCGGAAGAGCGGAAATTTTTGCAAGAGCACAATCCCAATCGGTTTCAACTGGAGTACCTGTTGCGTTTGTTCCAACTTCCATTTTTTTCCAATGCCAAGAAACGGGGCCATATTCACCATAACATCCGTCCCGATAAAAGGGGCAGGATGAGGGGCAAGTATTCCGTTCACTTTTTGTTACCAGAATTTTTCCGGTTTTCGCGTTGCTGGATTTTTCCGTTACAGCGATTTTCGGAGCATTTACTTTACTCAGAAAATTGAGAGTATTTACTTTATTACCAAAATCATTTACCAACTCAAACAAACTTTTCACTTTTCAAACTCCAACCAAAAAGGGTAGTTCCCAATCAAACTACACAAGTAGCTTAACACACTTTGTCGGCCCCTGTCAAGGTTTTTTTTGATTATAAGTCATTGTTTTCATTGAAATTAAAAAAAAGTTTGGAATCCTTTGAAAATACAGGGTTTACAGGTCAAATTAATCTTGTTGATTTATAAGGAGTTACAAAGAAAATGCATGGCCTTCATTCTCCAATGAGTGTAGACCATACATTCCCCCCCCCATAACCTATTGATTTCACAGGAGTTATAACCCACTGAAAACATTGGGGTTATGTCATCAGAATAAAGAACTCCAATATGGGGCAGTCTCTCTTTTAGGCCATGCATCTCCTATCAATTTCTTGATTGCATTGATACGGATGCCCCAACCCATGACCTCATATAACATCATAGTTCCTTGAGTGATTCCTATCAATTCAAAAATACCATCTCTTATTGAAAATATTGGGCCGCCACTATCACCCGGCATCATCACATTTGATAGCATAAATGTTTCATCAAGAACAATGTCAAGTTTTTCTTCTGAGTCTTTAGGTGCTACAATGCCACTAAAAATTCCCATGCGAACATTCTTCTCACCAGTAAGACCATTCCCTACAGTAAACAGCACATTACCCAAAATCAATTCATCACTGTTACCAATTACGGGTATAAATGATTTTGATGAAACAACACCCTCATCAATCTCATCAACACCCTCTGTGATTATTTCAAGTAGAGCAACATCATGTTTTTTATTCTGAAAAATTACTTTTGCAGGATATTTTTTCTCGCCAAAATAAATAATAGTTCTTTCTTCCTTTTTCTTTACAATTTCAACTTCTGCTACGCCCCAAGGTGTACGATATGCAACTGTATCCATAGCGATAACGTGTTCAACTGTCAATATATGTTTCTTGGTTATGAATACTCCAGTTCCACTTTTAGTATGTTCATGATATTCTCCATCATCAATATTCGGCGGACCACCATTGGTTATTGCTTTTGCTTTAGTGATAACCTTTACAGTTGAATTAAAAATATCTCGTACTGTGGAATTTTTATTCCCCACAAAATATCTATGATTGTCATGTTTTCCATCATACTCTATTAGTTGTCCGTTGCATCCCGTTATGATGAAAGAAAATAATAGTGTAACTATGATAAAGATCAAAAGCCGTAGCATTTATCGTTCCTTTTTCTAATAAAAGAAACATTCCCCTTTCATTCCTTTTTTGTCAGGGGAAACAGCCCGGGGAATGCTTCCAAAATAAGTTTTGGTGTCAAACCGTCTGCGGTTTGCTTTCTTTTAAATACCATATCAAGAACTAACTGCGCTTCTGTTGGATGAACTGATTCCAAAATATCAACAAAGATTTTTTCCCTCGTGAACTTTGCAACGTCTGGCGTCATGTTCTTTACAA